TATTCATCTTGAAATTCTACAATAATATCTGCCGAATTATTATATTCTACACATTTCATTAAACAGTTCTGTTGATTATATACTTCTGTACCTTCTCTTTCGAATTTATAGTCAATTTTTCTATAAACTTTTCCAATAGAGAAATAATGCCATGTTGTTGTAACTTTTGTTTTATATTCATCCTGAATTTCTACTACAACATGTTTATAATCAATATATTCTATACAAATAAGTTCTTGACCTAACTTGTTTACACTTTTTACACCGACCTTTAATGCTTGTTGTGAATTTTCAACAGTACCATTAACAAAACTTAAATATTTGGTTTTAACTTTATATTTATAATCATCTTGAAACTCAACTGTAATATCATCACAAGAATTATATTCAATTATTTTCATTAAACATCCTTGTGAATTATAACGTTCTTCGCCTAGTCTTTTTAGCTTATTTAAGTTTATACATTTGTTATCAAAGCTTCTCCATGAAGTATTAATTGTTGTATTATCTTCATCATCAAATTTAACTACAATATGATGATTATCAATATAGTCAATACAAGTCATCTTCAATCCATCATGATTTATTCTAACCTGTCCAATTCTTTCTCCTTTTTTATTATTCGCCACGTTTATCCCTTTCTGTTTTATTTTGTCAAGTCTATTTTAAACTTAACTACATGAACCTCTACTCCATGTTTCTTTGCCAAATCAATCATATGTTTAGTTCCTCTTGATTCTCCGTCCCAAAAGGCTACTAACATACCATAGCTTCCATCTTTTACTGAATACTTAGCCATCTCTTCATTTCTTATGTAACCAGCTCTTTTTCCAAAACGATCCCAATCTGCCGGAAATTTAACTACTTCTAACTTAAACTGTTTGGCAAATCTTTCTCCTAACTGGTCTGCTCCTCTTGCAGTACCTGAGATGATTTTGATTTTGTTGATATTTTTTAAAGAAGTGTTCTTTAAAATGTCTCTGATAGAAGTTTTGAGAAGTTTGTAATCGTTGAAGTCTCTGCTACCTGCTATTATTATTCTTAATTCTTTCATTTCTTCTCCAAACTCTTGAGGTATAATTGATGTTCTCGCTCGTCATAAGTGATACGATGTTTGAATAGAAAATCGTATATCTTATTACAGGCATCTGCCGGACTCATCTTATTCTGTTTTAATAATCCCCAACGATCATAGATATAACTAACCTTGCGCAGATGATAGAAACGCTCACACATAAATCGTATCTCCTCAATAGGAACATCATTATCAAGTGCAATCACCACTTCTTGAATATTCATTCCTAGTATGATTCTTATCTGTTCATCACTAATACTATGTCCTTGTAAAGCCACACAAGTAGAATCTAATCTGCTGTCTCTTTTACATACATTCTTTTCTGATTCCAAGATGGTAATATACTTAGCCTTTTCAATATCTTTATAATTCTCCCAAAGTCCATATAAGTTGTTTTCTTTATGATAACCAGGTGTAATGAAGTATTTTTTAATATCAAACTCTGCAAAATTTTCAACACTTGTACGGGCATTATAGGCCAATAAAGTTCCGTCAACCCACCATCTAATAGGGAATACGGTTCTCTTCCATCGGTAACTGTAGCATAGTCCAAACTTTTTAATTGTCTTCGGCACAATTCCTTCTTTGAAAATGTCGATGTGTATCATAGGAACTAAGTCTGTCAACACGCTTTCATCCAACGCTTCAAACGTACAATCTAATACATTCCTACATCTATTCTTGCTTGCTGCTTTTTTGAATATTGCAAGAGGGTCATATACTGGCTTATCATTTTTGGGTTCTTCTTTTTTAAATGTGTACTTTAGTCCAAGAAGGTTATGGAGGTACTTCATTGTTTCTGCAAATGTGATATGCTTTGTTTCTTGGACTAAAGCAAATAAGTCTTTTCCGTCTTCTATGTGGGTGTTTCTTGAATACGAGTAGTAATTAAGATATAAATTATTCTTTACTATCACACCTAACGGATTGTCACCATCCGGTTGACAAGCTGTAAAATAATCTTTATCTGGGTGAAACTTTATGGAGTGACACCCTATATCTTCAAGAATTTTCTCTATCAAATTTTCAGTTTGAATATACTCTTTAAGCTGTTGTGAGGTCATCCATAATTCTCTCCTTTAAAAATCCTGTATCACTGAGCAGTAGCCCAAATCTTCATATCTATTTACAGAAAAGTCTGCTTTACTAATAATCTGAATATCGCTCTGTCCATGTCTATTTTTCTGAACAAAACAAATCATATACTTTGTTCCATCATCTTTTATTTTAAATGGTATACGAGATTTTCCTTGAATCTTTGTACACTTTAATTCTCTCTTACCACCCTCATATTCATCCTGCAATGGTCTTCTGAAAAATAAATTCACACTGAAAACATCTACAATACCTTTGGACATATTAATATCTGCCACTGTAAGATATCTACTTTTATTCTTTGTAAGCTGATATGTAATAACTAATGCTGTTTTAGACTTCTTGATAATGTCATAAAAATCCACACAGGAACGCATAAGCTGTCTCCAACTATCATCACCTCTGGCATCTGCACTCTCTTTTAAAGTATCAATTACAATCACATCTGCTTGAAGTGAACAGTACTTTTTTAACAATTTGCAAGCCATATTAGATGTGTAAGATTCTAATGGAATAATTGTAATATTACGATTCTCTTTTTGTTTTTCAAACCATTCTGCAGCATCATAAAACTCTTTTAATACTTCCGGTGTGAAATGTCCATTTCTTAAAACATGTTTCTGAATATTAGTCTTTTTAATATTATTGAGATACCATATAATTGCCTCTTGCTTAAATTTATCTTGATTCTCTTCGTTGATTATAAAGACAGCTTTCAAATTATACTTAACCATAGAGGGGAAAATATAATTGATAGACAGTGTTGACTTACCTGCTCCGGTACTTGCACCTATTCCTACTATTTCTCCTGGTAATAAACCACCAGTTTCTTTAGTAAGATATTCACAATTAGCGAATGGAATTCCAACACCTTCACCGCTATTCATTCTGTCAATATATTCTTTCATACCGTCAAAACCGTTATGGCTTTTTACATCAGAACTCATATTTACAAAAGTATCATTCAAAAGAACTTCATACTCTTTATAAATATCCTCTGCCGTTTCATCACAAAACTCTTTAAGTTTATCTTTTGGAATAGGAAAGCCTCTTCTGATAAGTTGCATGATGGCATTGTACTTATGTAGTTCTTCTAGAAATCCCCAAAAGTTTTCAAGTTTTATATATGATAAGCCACCTTCAATAGTGTCCCAACCATTATATTCCTCATATTTCTCACGAAGTTTAGGGTGTTTATCTAAATAAAACGACACAACCACTGCATCAATTTTGTTTTTCTTTTCAGTTAATACTAACTCTTTAACAATTTCGAACATCACTCGCCAACAGTTATTACTGAACTCTGTAATATCAATTTTGTTTTCACGTACTAAGTCTGGATCTTTATATAAACAAAGAACCACATTTGCTTCTGCTGATTCTTTATATTCATTTACTTTCTTCAATGTTTCTAATTGTTCCTGTTCGTAAGGAGTCAATTTGCTTTTTGTACCTGATGTACTACTTCTAGTCTTTTTTGTTTCTGCCATTTATATCACCACAAATCATCGAATTTGTTATTATTCTTTTTACTTTCGTTATTTTTATTACTGTTCTGATACTCTGCACCTTGATAATCCATAATGCTTGTATCAACTCTTTCAACCTTTTCCTGAGACTTCTGAGCATTTAAATACCGAGTATAAACATCGTTTATCTTATCTCTGATAACTGCACAACAGTACCTCATCTTCTTATCTTCAGACTCAAAATTCTTACCTTTAAGAGCTGATAAAAGAACGTTTTTATTGGCCTTAAATGTGAGTAAAATTACGTTTATTGGGTACTCTCCATATGTATCTTGCTTGTTATTTGCAGTTACTTGCCCACGTCTTAATCCTTCTAAAGTCAAACATGCTTGACGTTGTAACTTCTGTGTGGGTTCATACTCAAATATATTAAGTTCTACCCATGCACAAAGTTCTCTCCACTGCTCATTATCTCTAGGTAAAAGTGTTTCTTTCTTTTTTGCCATAATTACCACCTTTTACTAAACAAGGCTGAGAGGTTTGACCCTCTCAACCTCAATTGGGTATAACGGGTATAACCCAATGCTAAACTATGCTTCGATAACTTCTAATACTTTTAATGCGTCTTCAAGAGATGTAAGTTCAGAAGGTGTCTTTACTCCGCACTCCTTACATGCTGCAAGAACTGGTTTGATTTTTGCTACATCTGACTTATTCTCTTTTAAGTAATCGTTAATCTTGGTGATTACTGCATCTACTTCTTTCTTTGCTTTATTCTTCTCTTCTGCTTCTGCAATTTCTTTAAGACGAGTAGCTTCTGCCTTATCCTGCTCTTTCTTTACATCTTCTACAGAACGACCAGATTTCTTAGATTCTGCCTCAATAGCGTCACATAATGTCTGATACAAAACGTCTTTATCGAACTCAATCTGATTTGCAATTTCGGCAAATCTACTCTTTGAATCAATAGAATAATTATCATCTCTAAATGTAATCTGTCTGGTTTCGCCAGTAACTACACTCTTTTCTTCTTTACTCTTAGCGTTCTTTTTCTCTTTCACAATTTCCCTATTTATCGTTGCTACACCAAGGAAATGCAACTTGTTCTTTAACTTATTAAATGAACGCATTGACATATCTGTTGTAACCTGCATATAAGAATCACCTGAAATTGCATCTGTAACTTCACGTTGTTTTAAGTGGCCAATACAAATAAAATGTACTCCTACAGTTTTAAGCGACCATAAAGCATCAAGAATCATATCATCAACCATATCTTCTCCGGCCATATATCCTCCGAATGCAGCCTTAATTGATTTTACTCTCTTATCCGGATTTTCCTTATTATGCAATCTAACAACTTCAGGAATAAAAATTTCTCTTAATTGATCGTAAGTATCAATTACCACAACTCTTAAATTTGGATATTCTGTTGTTTTATTTTCAATAATATCTTCAATAAGTTCTGAGAAACCAACAGAGTTATTATATTCATCATATTCCGCCGAATACTCTGGACAGTTAATGTATGAAATTCCTTCGATTGCATCAGCACCATCTTCCTTACCACATTCAACAAAAAGATATCCATCTTCTCCTAAATGCTTTTCACACATCTCTTTAATAATTGTAGTTTTACCAATACCAGGTTCTCCAAGTAAACCAGTGTTGTAACTAAATGGATCAATCTTTACTTTATTTTTCTTTCCAAATGCCATTTTTATTTCTCCTTTTTATTTTAATTAGTTTCAATCTGTTATTTCTACTTCGTAGTTCATCATTGCTTCATAACAATGTTTAGTAATATTGCCTTTATCGTATTCTTCTTGAGCAATTTTTTGAATATAATATTCTTTATACGGTTTATAACCAAGATAAAATGCGTCTTCCGGTGTTGGATATCTACCTTGTTTTCTTCTATAATGTCTTTTATTTGTAATCATTGAAATGGTAGCACAATATCTTCCTGATCTTTCATCATAAGATACACCTATAGGTAAAGTTCTTTTTTCTTTACAATGCTTTAAAAATAATCTACTGACATTCACAGGAACTAGACAACATGTTTTAGGTGAATAAATATTGTTGTTCTTTAATAAAATTGATTTATCTATAACAATTTTATTATTTTTATCTTCCCATTTATTAAAATTTTCTTGAGAATGTAACCATTCATAAAAATTCTCATATAATAACCACTCATCGCAACATATGGCATTTTTATATGTAGGATATTTTTCTTTAAATTTATCATCATAACATCTTTGCAACAATTTGTTCCACATATCATATTCTTTACAAGTTATATTATTATACTTGGTTTTATATTTAGTTCCCAACATACCAACACCATACACTGATTTAAAATAAGGATTAATTATCGCACCATTTTTAAATTCTTTCCATGCAGATGTTGTTGTATATTTATATTCATCTAAGAATTGTACTGTTATATTTTTAGCAGATTTATACTCAATACATTGCATCAAACAGCCTTGTTTATTACATTTAATATCATTTATTCTTTCTTCATATAAAGTTTTTTTTATTATAAACACCTCATATTATTGATTGGATGTTGTATTATAAAACACAACATCCATTTTATTTATTAATCCAAAGCTGCAAGAAGGCTGGCAAGTTCATCATCTTCGTCTGTAGAAGTTTTTACAGTTGTTTCTTCTACGGATACTTCGTCTTCATCCTCATCATCGTCAGTTTCTTTTGCTACCAAACACTCTAAAAGCATATCTTCTTCTGTGAATACTTCTTCGAAACGCTGAATCTGTGGAATTTTTTCACCCTCGTCTGCTCCGTTAATCATTTTAATAGCCGGTTTCTTAAGAATCATTCTTCTTTCTTTAGAACCACCAACCGTACACTTAGCCAATGCTTCCTCTTCGGTATAAAGTCCAAGCTCGATTAACTCTTTAATATCATCGGTGAGGTCATCAAGTGTGGCTGTAACAGTTGCACCTGTCTCCTGGAATTCGCCTTCCCAACTGATTTGTGTTACACCCTTCTTAACTTTGAAAAGCTTGTTGATAACAGCATCAGTAAGTTCCGGCTTCTCAGGATTAATTTCATATTCAAAGTTCTTGTGTAAAGGAACGAATGCTCCACCTTTAACTTTTCCACCCTCGGTCAAATCCCAACCATTGTATTCCTTAAACTTCTCTAATACCATCGCATCGACATTGAGTACACCTTTTTCATTATCAATGTCTTTCTTAGAAGCAGAATCTCTATCTAACAACATAGTCTGAGTGAATGTTGCTCTGTACTTGTCAGGAGTTGCAGAAGATAATGCAATGCTATTGATTTCTTTTCTGCACTGAATGTTGCCATTGTAAACTGTGTACTTAAGCTGACCTCTAACATTTACTACCATCTTATCTTCAAGATGTTCAGCAGCGTAAGCGATAAAGTCATAAGGAGTAAGGAACTTTTTGTAATAGGTCTTGTCTTGTGATGTTTTTTCAACTCCAATAGTAAGAAAACACAAATCACCTACGTCAGCTAAAATTGACTCATCCTCTCGATCATCCCAATCAATTGTATAGGAATTCTTAAAGTCATCTCTTCCATTCTCGTCCTTGCCATGAACATAAACTACATTGTTTGTTCTTTCTGAACCATAGCCTCCCATGAGTTCTGCGTACACAGTACCATGCTTTTCACCGCAATCAACACCAAGGTTTAACGCATTATAAACCCAATCACTTTTTTCACTTTTCTCATCCAGCTTAAAAGTGTAATCATTAAGTTTCACTTCACCAACGAGGTTGAATGTACTTGTCCAACCATTACTCTTTGCCAAAGGCGTTTTTTCTTTTTTTGCCATTTTCAAAATCTCCTTTTGTCATTTTTATTTTAATTAGTTTAAAATATTATTTACTATATTTATAGAAACGTAAGTCATTATTAACATCTAACCCAAAA